TCCTCGCGTCGAACCATATGCTTTTGATGAGATCGACAATTTCACGGCATCGACACTGACTGTGACGGACCCAACCACAGGGATTCCAATCCCGCAGGGGAGATGGAAATATCGCCGTTCACGCCGTCATTAATCGTAATGATGCCCTGATTCGCGGTCGCATCATTCGTGCGGAGGATCAGGTTATACGCACCTTTGGTGGTAATGGTGGCATCTGCCGAACCAAGGCCAACCGTAGTGACCGACGATTTCAAGCCAATATTGGTGGTGGAATTGAGCAAAACAGACCCAGTGCCATTTGGCGTGACAGTTAGGTCTGTATTGGTCGCAGGGGTGATAATCGTCGAAAGAGAGACGTTCCCCGTCAGAACAGGCGTTGTCCAAGCAAAGGTGGCAATCTGGGTCGCAGTGAACTTGACCGTATTACCAGCCTGAACGCCGGGGAATGGTTCTGTGCCTACAAGGGCTGTCCCCGCTGCAAGCCCTGAAATTGTGACATTTGCCATAGGGACACCCTTGATAGGTTAGTATGAAACCATTCCAGCTTGGTTAAAATTAACGTGAACCGATGCCGAGGTGTTGGAACCAGCATTGCTGATGAGACACCGAATCATGTTTGGAACACCCGCTTGGTTGGCGTTTACAGCCGTGGTGGCGTTAACCAGAGCGGCAGTGCCAGAGTTAACCCAACGAGTATCGTCATAAGACTCGGAACCTATACCAATCTGTGCATTGTTTGGGTTGTCGCCCGAAAGTTGAATGGTATATGTGATTGCCGCAGAACCGCCAGTGTCAGTTTGGATGTAAGTGCTGCTATCAGCGTAAGTGTCCAAGAACACGGGGCGGCTTGATGCAACACCATTTGTCCCGATGCTGACGTTACCAGCAGATGCGCCTGATGCAACAATTGAGGTCACTGTTTTATAATCATAAACGGTATAAGCCGTAGTGGCATTTGCACCTGTCAAAACTTCCGATACAGGATTGTTGTTCCAATCCGTCCCCGTGATGGTAAACGTGATACCGCTGTCATTGCCCGCAGAAGTGAACAATACACGCCGAGGCTGATCGAGGGTTGCAACAGTCACCTCAATTGCGGTTCCAGAGTAGGTGTTACCCGTAGTTGTGGTGGTGACAGTTGATCCGTTTAACACCACTGCGCCAGCGGCGGCAACGGAAGATGCTGTGCGAATGTTGGTTGCGGATGGTGCGGCGTAAGGACCGCATACGACTTTAATTGAACGCATGGTTATTTTCCTTTTCCTGCACGGGCAGCGGCAGCATTATCTACAAGGTTGGGATAAGGCCGACCAGCGGCACGAGCCTTGGCCTTGGCGGTCTGAACATGCTTACGATCAAGGTGTTTAACCTTTGCGTCCTTTGGAGCGTCTTTTTCCCAGAAAGGCTTGTCACTCATGTCAGCAATCCCACTTACGCAATGATTTATTGATGCGACTATCGGGGTCAGCAGCTTTTGCCGAACCAGTCAGTTTCCGTTTCATCCCCGTCATGCGGGCGCAGAAACTGTCTTTGCGAGAACCGCCTTCAGGCTGTGGCCTCTTGATGTCATGGCCCTCTGCCTTCAAAGAAGCGCGGCCTTTGTCATTCAACCCACCAGAAGGGTTCTTGCCCTCTTTGCGTGTCCATGCACCTGACATCAGTATCTCCATATGAAAGACGGGACCGTTAAGTCCCGCCTATCTTATCGCAAATCAACCAACAAGCAAGGATTAGCAGTTGGTCGAATGGCCCTGAGCAGGTGTGCCAGAAGCGGCTGACGAGAGTGGGTTCATGTTAGAACCAACACGACCGCCAGATTTACGCATTGCACGATCCATACGCATTTTAGACTTTGCGCCATCAACCTTACCGCCGTGCTTACGCTCTTTGGCTTCCTTGACAACATTAGAACCTGCACCAGCGTAGACTTCAGTCGGCGCGGCATTGTTTGCCTTTACGCCCTTCTGAACGCCACCGCCGTCAGCCCGTTTTGAACGACCCTTCATGGGACTCTCCTATTACAGTTGGATGTAGTTGATAGTGACATGCACATACCCAGCGGTGGTAGCACCGACAGGAGTGATGGTCACAACAACTGGGGCGGTTGTCGGAGCGGCAACGCCAAGGACGGTCTGTCCCGACATAGCCGCCAACTGGGCAGCAGTGTAAGCAACGGCAATGCGGCCCGTAGCGGCCTTTACGTTAACGCCGCTTGCATACTGGGTTCCACCAGCGGTCAAGCCGACCGACAGGGTTGCAGATGTAGCGGAATCAAATGCGGTCAGAACATCGACAACAATGCTTTCGATGATTGAACCCGCAGGGATGTAAAGGGTAGACGATACAGCGGTTGTGCTATTCTGGGTAAGATTTGTAACCTGAGAAAGACGGACTGGTCCTTGATTAGGACCACCCACTTCGCCATCTTGCAAATCACCCGCAATAACAGGTCCACTGAAATGTGTAGAAGCCATGATATGACCCTTTCAGTTAAATGCCCCCACCCACGATGGGCAGGGGCTTGACCTATTACGAAGTCGGGAACGAACCCCAGATCGAACGCCAGTTGTAGTAGCCAAAGCTGTAACGCTCATAGCCCTTTACAAGCAAGTTATCAGTCACAAAGTCGACTTGCATATCCGTTTCGAACTTAACGCGCTCCATATACGAGAGACCGTCAATATTCGTGAGCAAGAACCAAGCAAACTGCGAAGTCAAGAAGTCATTGACCATGTAACCTTCAGGCAATCCACCTGCGGTCATCATGATAGCGTTAACATCGTTGTCTGCGGAGCCGGGGCGCAATTCAGTCTTAGTAAGACGGATTGCTGTTGGTTCCAACTGCGGAGGCACAACCAGTTTACGACCACGGGCAAACACTTTCAAGCCAGCCTGATCCTTGAAGGCGGTCCGAATTGCAATCATGCCGTTCAGCAGGGTTGCTTCATTCAGATCGACGTCAGTCGTAGGACGGTTTGCTACAGTGCTTCCATCAATCGGGTGGTTAGTGGCGCAAAGAGCGACACCGTCACCGCCAATGTTGGCATTGTAAGTGGTAGCCGTGTTCAACACGTTCGCGCCGTAGATTTCTTTGGTCTGCTGGAAAGATTCAATCAGACCCAAGTTCGATGGCATGAACTGTGTTTTGTAGAGGTTGTCATCGATTGCCTTGCGGGTAATCGCGTAACCCAGAGCAATTTCGGTATGCTCTTGGTTATACACATAACGCTCACCAGCGGAGTTGTCGAACTGGGTCTGGCCACCTTCAGTCTTCAACTGGGCGAGGCCCAAGAAGCGCATTTCAGCGGTGCGTTCCAGAGCCATTTTTGACTCATGCTTCGTGAACAGCTTGTCATACTGAGATGGGATCATCTCGTATTTGCCTTCAACCCCACGGAGGCCGGGAAGCAGAAGGTCTTTAATGGCACTTAAATTGACAGCCATGACGCTTTACTCCCCTTAACCAACGCTCGTAAGCTGTTTATTGCTTACGTTGTTGAAGCCGACGATTACATAGTTGTATGCGCCGCTTTCTGTTCCATTAGAGCCGGGAGGCTCGGTGACGAGAGACTTGATGCGGAATGGCAACGTAGCTGTTACCGCGCCGCTGTTGTAGACGACATAAGCACCAGAAATCCCGTTGGCGGTGTTACCCGTCCCATAGGAGAACTGCACGTTTGCACCAATGTCAGCCTGAACAGCACCAGTCGAAGAAGAACCGCCAATTTGCACAAGGAAGTTGGCATTTGGGTCGGTTACGAGATAAGCGGTGACAGCACCGTTATTATCGCTGCCGGGCCAATAGTTCGACCACACCGTGCGCTTCTGCGACACGGACAGGTATTTACAGCCAACGAAGATACCAGCAATCTGGACAGCACCGGGGGTTACCGACGAACCAGCAATATAGCCAGTGTCGAGTGGATATACGGGATCACCGAAAAAGATCGGGGTCGTATAGTTGGAAGCAATCAGGGCTTCAACCTGCTCATAGGACGGAGTCGTCCCAGTGCCGCTGGCCTGACGGAATCCGAAGGGCGCGTTTGTATTCGCCATTTTACGATTTCCTTTAAGGAGAGAGGTTGCTATGCGCCCGGCACTGCCAACCCCAAACATTTGTTTAACCCGCCTCCCCAAGGGCAGGTTCAGGAACTATGGCCTCAGTCTTTCGGGACTGGGATTGGCTCATAGCCCTTTTTAATCGAAGGACGAACCCGATCATGCTCTCGCGTCATCGTGCCGTCTGGTGTGGAACTAAGCTGTGCCTCTTTGGCACGGACTTGATTCCTAGCCCTCCGCAATTCTACATCACGCGCCTCTTCTGTCAACTCCAAAGGGCGTTCCATGAGAATCATGCCATCACGCTCAATCAAGCCGCTTTTCCAGCCTGTTGGCATCAAAGCCGTATGGCGAGCATCACGGTTGGCAGGAACAGGTTCCCAACCGCCAGCAGCAAGCCGCACCTGATATGATGGGTCTTCCTGCCCATAGATCGTGTGACGCTTCCACTCATAGGTCCAGCCGTCTGGAACCATTTTCTGGTCAATGGCAAACCGATCCACATCGTCCAGATCGACACCAGAGCGGTTGCCACGGATAGCATCTGCACGTTTTTTGGCGCGTTCACGAGGGTCTTCATCCCGCAGATTTGGGCGCAATTCAGACCGACGAGGCTCTGATCCCGAAACCTCGTCCATTTTGGCTTTGGTTTTGGTCAGCTTCAAAACTTCTTCATTCATTGCATTTTTCCTTCTTTTTTCAAATCAAGCATGTTCTTGGCATAATCTTCGGGTGTCATGCCCATCATTGATGCCATTTCTTTCATTTCGGGGGTCAAACGCACGGTTGTAGTGCGTCCACCAGTGCTGGAAGCCGTCCGTGTGGATGGCGCAGCGGGTGGCGCAGAACGGTTTTGTGTCGCCTTAGATGCTGTAGACAAAATGACCTCCTCGCCCTGATCTGCCTGAGCCTGACGGTTGAACCCCATCTGGTTTTCGATGTAATTGAAATAATCGTCCGAATCAGGGGCATAGCCGTCAGCGACAGCGATGTTATGTGCGCCGACCATCTTCTGATAAAGACGCTGATCTGTGACACACTGAGGATGTGCGCGAACCCATGCGGCAGAGCGAGGCGACAACTGCGCCGCTACCTGCTCAACTGGGTCCATCCTTGGCGGTTCTATCGGCCTCACAGGCTGTGCAAGACGGCCCTCAAGAGAGACTTTACCGTTCTCCAATTGGAGCAATTTTGCCGCTGTTGCGCTCATATATTGCTGAATTTCAGCCGCACGGTCGTAATCACCTGCTTGCATGGCATCGCGGTAGCCAGCTTTCATGTAATCCGATTCGCGGTTCAGCTTGTCGATTGCGCCGTTAATCAGTTGCAGATCACTGTTTTGCACCTCCAAAGAGGCACGTTGGACCTGTTCTTGAGCCTGATGAGCGCGTTGTTCTGCCTCATAACGGGCGCGTTTTTCCGATTCCAGACGCTCTTTCAGTTCAGCAATGCCGTCTTCGGGCGACTGACCATCAATAACAGCCTGTTTTTCCTCTTTCCCAGAGGTTTTTTGCTCAACTGCTGGCTCGTCATCGAATGGAAGTTCCAATTCGACCTGTAAATCGTCTTTACCGCTCATAAATCACCTCACCAAATCACATCTGGGGCCGGAAGATCGCCCCGCACATCGACATCGTCCAAAATCCGGCATGGAACGCCATGAACAACCAGAGACCAGCCTTCTGCGGGACGGAAGTAAATCCAATCGCCCACATTCACCTCGACGCCGTCGAACCAAGCACTTTTTGAGTCAACAAACGCCTGACTCCCCTTTTTGATGACTAAGCCAACTTTGCCTTGGTATTTGTCTTCGTCACGGGTTGCGCCGGGCAACATAATGCCGCCGCTGGTCACATCAGGCCGCACATAGGTGGCAACCATGACTTGGTTGTTAAACAACCTGATACCGCTGATGTCGCCCAACTCATTAAGAATTGTTTCCTTGGGGTCTTCAGCGTGATGCATACGCATAAAAGGCATTTTATCCTCTTTCTCCTGTTGTGATGATCCGATCCGCTTCGGCAATCAGTTCCTTGGCCTGTTCAAGCCCTTTAATGATGCCCACACGAAATTTGTAATCCTTGATGTCATCGATCAACCCAGAGGACAGCACAGTGCTGGCCCCATTGATTGCCTCGTCAATCAAGCGGTTTGCTTCATATTCAAGTCGGTTTGTGTATGTTTGTTTCATAGGGGCATAATACGCCCAAGGGGATTTGGTTCCTATACTGGGAAACCAAGCCTCACAGAAAAATTGATTGTAAAATATTTTACAAACCGCTTGACAAACGATAAGCTATGCTATAATGTGGTTTTTGTAAGCAACGGGGCTGAGGCCCAACCAAACGGAGACTAACGATGCGTAAGATTGTTCAAGACGTTATCAAGTGCAATGAACTGGCCTATGTGTTTTTCAACCAGTTGTGCGTCGACGATAACAAGGACATTGGTGATTATACCGATGAGGAATATTTGGAAGAGGCTCGGTATCGCTGGAAATTGTATTTTGAACCCGGAACAACGCCATATGAAATGATTAATGGCGAACACGGCAAAGCCGAACAGCGGGTTGCAAAAAAGGAAATGCTCCAGATTGTAGACTTCATAGCAAAATACGCCTAACCAACGTTGGAATGTAAAAAAGGGCCGTTTGGTATAATCCAAGCGGCCCTGTTTTATTTAAGTATCAGCCTGTTACCACTTGGCTTGCTTCAGCCCATAGGCTGGGGGCTTTTCAAGACGGGCATTGCCGCCGCCTGATCCAGTAGTGATTGGGTATTTATAAGCACGACCCCCGTCTTTACGGGCCATCTTCTTCTCCTCAATCTCCGTCTTTTCAAGGCGACCCAGACCCGAACCTGCGCCAGCGTCCATGTCTTTATACGAGCGATAAACACGACCACCTGCCTTACGGCCCATTGGGGGCATACCCATTGGAGGGCCACCCATAGGCATTGGAGGGCTACCAGCACCGCCTTTACCAGCCAGAGCCGCCAACATTGCGGGGTCAACGCCCTGTGGGCCTCCCTGTGGCATTGCAACTGGCATTGGAGGTGGTGGACCCATTGGTTTAGGACCGCCCATAGGCATTGGGGGCATTGGCAAACCGCCAAGATCAGGCTGTTGCCCGCCATTCGGAGCAATTATAATGTTGATGTTGGTCTTGCCCTTAGCGCGACCGCCCGAAGCACGAGCCGTGCGACCACCACGGGCCTTGTTCTGATCAGTCGGCATAGGAGCAGGTTGTAAAGGCTCAGGTGGCGTGACAGAAACTTTTGCGTCCTTGAAGTGAGGGTCTTTAGCAAGGATCATTGCCTTCTTGCTTGCTTCCAGCATGCCGCCACCAGCTTTAGCAGTGCGCCCACCAACTGCGCCGGGAACCTTGAACGGGTAACCTTCGCCGGAGAACACGCCGCCGCCGTCTTTGCGCTTGGCACGACCACCACTTTTCATGGCTGGTTGCATTTCACGCTCGGCCTTGTCCATGTCACGGCCTTTTTCGTTTTCCCATGTGTCACGGATAGAAATGGAACGACCGCCAGTCTTGAGACCCTTCATGGACTTCTGTTTGTCGTGCTTCTCATCCATCTTGGACTTTTCCCAAGACTTCATCGACATGCCGTGCTTCTTAGCCAGCTTCTTGTCCTGAGCCTCATCCTTCTTCGAGCCTTCCCACACATCAAAGCCGCCGTTCTTGCGAGGTATTGCGTTAGGGGACACAACCGAAGTCGGCGTGGTCATCATGCGCTTCTTCATCAAGTTCGGTGCGGCTGGACCAGCGAGGATTGGGCCACCAGCTTCCTTCTTGGTGCGACCGCCGCGCTTCATCAACGCAGAATCACCTTTGCCCATAGGGATACCTGTCGTGCCAATCATGCCGCCATCGACACGCTTGGTGCGACCGCCACCACATTTAGCTTGAGCCTTGCCGCCTTTTTTCAAACCAACAGGACGTTCTGGAGGCATCGGGACGGGACGGCGAGGTGGCATTGGTGGGTAATCAGAACCAGCACCTTTGCGAATTTCATCGCCCGTCACATACTTGCCGCCGGGACCAGTGACGCCCCTTGTGCTGATGTCTTTGTTCATTGGGTGTTTTGGGCTGGTGACTGGAACGTCTTCCACCTCGCCATAAGTCGCATGTTTTGCACGACCGCCGCGCTTCAATGCGCCGACATGCTTGATGCCTTCGCGGTGTTCATTTGCACGTTTGTCATCGCGGTTGATCAGGCTGTCAATCTCAGTCGGCTTCTCAACACGCCCGCCAGATTTACGAGCCATACGGTCATGGCGAACCTTTGCCGCCTTGCCAACAACCTTGCCACCAGACTTGTAAGCGCGTTTGCTGATTGGACGCATGCCTGTCTTGGCGGTAGTGTTCAATGGCTCTGCTGGTGTCCAAGACGACGAGTCAACCTTCTGCGATGTCGCAGTGGTCATGTCCTTGGCCTTTTTTGCGGACCCAGAACGAGCCGCCCTTAGATACTCATGCATAGACCTGCTCCTAATTCTGCGCCACGGCAGTTACAGTCTGGAAAGAATACTCTGAATCTTACGCTCAAACAATGGGTCCGACCGCATTTCTTCATGGATCAAACGGGCCAGACGGACGGCGTTGTCGCCAGTGTTGTTCTTGGGCCAGATACGCCCACCGCGCTTCTCCCCGCCATTTCCACCACCGGGGCCATTATCGCCGCCATTTCCACCACCGGGGCCATTATCTGCGCTTGATACCCCATCATTAGCACCACCTTCCCCATCTTCACCTCCTGACATATCCGCAGCATCTTGCCCTCCTGCCGTGCCGATACCTTCTCCGCCGCTTCCACCACCGCCCTCCGGCATATAAGCAGTTGATGCTGGTTCAGCAGGTGCTGCGGCAGGTGTTCCGGCGGGTGTTGGGGTATATGGCGAAGGCAAAGCTGCCGGACCCTGCCGACCAGATGGAATGTTGTCCACGGTAGAAGGCATTGCAGGGTTAAATGAAAATGCCCCTACTCCCGGAACTTGGCTGTAAATGTCAGTTGATGGCCCCTGTTGCGAAAAATCTGGCATGGGGATACCGCCATAGGCATAACCGCCTCGTGCCAACCTCAATGCCCGTCTAATTGCTGGTTCATACATGGCTTTGTCCTATTTACCGTTTGCGTTAAATGTAATTGACATACACTCAACCGTGTGATCAAACTGCTCTTCAACGAAAGGAACGAGTTCAATGAGCAAACACAATAAAGTACTTAATGTCTGCAAGAATGGAGAATATTTGACTGTCCAATTTGAAAGAGAGGACGGGCAAATTGCCATTGGCGTGTATGAGCGGTTTGGATGGGATAGACCACCAACGCAGGAACGAGCCAAGTTTGAAAAGATCATTGGCTCTCCTCCCCGTAAAGTGATTGGTAAACTGAAGGGGCCAACCCCGCCGAAACAATAGCTGGAAGCAACTGATCTGGGTCTTTGATGGCTTTACGCAAGCCTTTGAGACCAGTGTCACGAACAATTGCAAGCATGTTCATCAGATCAGGACGGACAGTTTCACCTTTGGCTTCGCGGCCTTGGTAAATTTTCAAAATGTCGCCAGCGGCATTGCGGATTTCTTTATTATCCAATGATGCAAACCGTTCTGACCCAACTTTTTTAAGTTCATCCAACATGCGTTGCGTCACTTGGCGAGAACCAATTCCTGCTTGCCATTCTTTTGAAAGATCAACGTAATTCATGTTTGGGTTTGACACTTCGCGGGTTCTTGCAACGTCTTTTCCGCCCAAGATGCTCGAAATGTCTTTCATTTCGTCTTCTTTAAACTTGTCACCCCAATTAAGGATGTTTGCACCTTCGCCAGTGTCGGCAACAGCCATGCGATCAAGACCGTATTTGCCAACAACATTTTTCATGCCTTCCTCATTGACCTTTTTAGCCAATTGAACAGCAAGATTAGAGCCTGTTTCGTCCAAAATTTGCGCGTTATATGGTGACCCCAATTGACCAGTAAACCCACCCCGAACTGTTGCCGCAGTTCGCATGGCTTGTTCAACTTGCGGGTCAATAATTTGTTTCCCCCTACGCATAACCAAAGGAACTTCAACACCAGCGGCAAAGCCGGGATTAATTTCAACTGGAGACGTTGGAGTCGCTTGAAATGCACCAGTGGTTGGACGAGTTGCAATTGTTTTTAATCCTAAACCTTTGTGGAAAATGTCCATTCCTTGGGGGTCTTGAAATGCTTGAGAAATTCGACCCGTAAAATGGCTTCGTGCGCCAAGTGGCTCGGTAATGGTATTCTCTAAATGCCCAGTTCCAAGGCCCGTAACACCTTCCCCAGTAGCGTAAGCAAAGGCCGTTTCAGGATCGGCCTTAAACCCTGAAACCAATGCGCGTTTTTCACGGCTCCGCAAATCCCGAAGATTTTCCAAAGTTTCAGCCGTTTTCATCAAATTATTTTGATCAGCGGTTGTCATCGTCGGCAATGTGCGAGGGAATTGATAAGGTTTCATTGCAGAAACCTGCGGACCATATCCAGCTTGTTCAAGAACTTGCCGATACCTTGGCTCAGTTGCCAGCAACGACGAGAAGTCGGGGGTTCCACGGATCATTTCAGGCGTGAGAAGTCCACGTTGAAGAATTTCACGCGCAGGGAGGCCCAACTTTGACTGGCTTTCCATCAAAGGCATGGCAACAGACCACGCTGTTTCTTGCACTTCATTCGGAAACATCTTGGCGATGTCTCCAGCTTCCCGTTGGCGGGCATTTAGAGCCAAATAACCGGGAGAATATCCGGGATTTCCTTCACTGAGTTGTTTTGCTGTTGGGGAAATCCGCAAAATGCCTTGGTCAATGTTGGTGGCATTTGACATCCACGCATCGTTTGTCACGCGGTAAACATCATCTGCCAAATTGCGGAAGAAGCTGTTTACTTTTGGACCTGACAACGTCACTTTTAATGGGTCTTCAGCCGACAAAGCACGATGAGTATTGTTTATCCATGCGCCAAGAACGCTTTCTTCACCTTTAAGACCAGAAACGCTTTGACCCATAACGGCTTTGATTGCCGCAGGATCGGTAGGCCGACCCGCCGCTGTCCAATTTTTCCAAATGTTCAATGAATTGAGCAAATTCATTTCAACGCTTGTCTGAGGCGATGTTGCCGCCAACAAAGCCGCAAAACGGGGAGCATCTTCTTGCCCAAAAACATCAATCAGAGCCTGTGTGCTACCGCGATACCAGCCCTGTTTTGGCGCACCTGCTTTAGCAATGGATGACATGTGAGCCGCATTTGGAATCACATCCAAAATACGGTTCATTGCTTCAATCTGATTTGGATTTGAAATTAAAGTTTTCAATTCATCCGGCATCAGATGAGCGGCGGCATTTGCAAATTCAGGATTTTTGGCTTTCAGGTCGTTAAGTTTGTCCAATTCTTGTTCGGACAACTGACTTCCTTGCAATCTTTCCATTTCCTGACGGGTTTGCCCCCGCACAGGAGCAGTTTCGGGGGCCAACGCACCGCTAAGTTCAGAAGTTTGTTTGGGAGTTGCGGCCAATTCGCGTTTCGCTAGTGCAACTTCAGGTTCAATCTTTGCCGCACGGCCCGGCATTGCCGCCATTGCCAGCTTTGCGGCCCCTGCTTTACCCAAAACACTTACAGCCGCCGCAGGGTCGGTGAAGAACCCGCCAAGCATACCCATAACTTCACTGCCTGTGGACGGCTCTTGAGACAAAGAACCAGCGCGTTGAGCGCGTTCCCTAAATGCCTCACTGCCCATAGATGGGTGAGACGTATCAACAGGCCGACCAGATAACACATCACGCGCTTGCAAGACCAAGTTGCCAATGTCCGCTGGCGCACCAAGGCCATACGACAAAGCAAGTGCCGCCGCGTCCTTTGCGCCTTGTGCTGTTGGCTGAACATATTCGCGGACATTCCGCATTTGCTCGCCATATGGCATTTGATTTTGAGGGCCAGACGCTGATGGAAAAAACTCCATAGGATTTGTGCCACTAGCGTCCATGTAAGCGCGGACATCTGCTTCACTTGCTTGTGTAGGCATGGGGCGAAACCGTTGCGCTTCGCCTGACGGGTATGAATATGTGTTTGGCTCCCCGCGAACGCCCGAAATCTGTGTTTGTGCAAATGGGGAATAATCAGGGTTCTGCCGTGCAAGACGCAATGCGCCTTCAATGTCTTCATCCATCATAGGATCGGTTTCTCCACCATCAGCATAGCCACCACGCTCAAACTTCATCTGACCAACAGGCCAATTCTTGCGGATCGTTGACGCGAAATCCCCGCCAGCCGCCAAGGGAACAGATGATTCGGCAAGGGTTTGCAACGCCATATTGTAGGCATCTGTTGCGTCGATCTCTTCCTGAGTATCGCCCTTGTAAACCGCCATAGCGCAGTTCCTTACTTGATTTCACCGTTTGGCGATGGTTGCAACGCTGGCTCGTTTGACTCCAGACGATCCAACATATCAGGTTTAATCAGTTTGTCAGCAATTGCTAAACCCTCTGGGTTCTCTGCCATGTTTTCCGCAAGGCGCAATGTTGCCAGACGCTCACGGCTCTCGCGGTCGCGCTTGCGATTAATGGCATCAAGCGTCACATCCTGCTTGCGCTGTTCGATCTCAGCCTGTTTCAAGGCCAGTTCGGTTTGCTTCTGCTCAACCGCAACGGGGTCTTGGCCTTGGCCTTCCGTTTGCATCTTCATCTGCGTCTCGGCAACCTTGGCCTGAGCGGTCATCATCTTGGATTGCGAATCAATCTCAAGCGACTTGGCCTGTGCCATCTGCAACAGTGCCTCTGGGCGTGGAGGTGCAGGTGAGTTCTGATCTTTCAGCAGGTTCTCAGCATTGGACCAGCCAAGGGTATAGAGAGCCTCGCGGTTCACTTCCTCAAGGTTGTAAAGGTCTGGGGCCAACTGCGCCAACTGAAGCAGTGCCGTCACCTTCATCACGCGCTGGATATGGCTGGCGGTATTGGGATCAGCCTGTGGCACAAGCATGAAATTATCCAGTGCCTGAGTGAAGGTTGCCTCGTCCCACGGCATCGCTGGCCTCTTGTTGCGCTGCCAGAAGCTATTGGGGTGTTCGCGGAAACATTCAGCCAGAAGCTGGAACTCGTCAGCCTGTGCTGCATGCATGCGCTTGTGAACGCTATTAAGCACCTTCTGGGCCTGTTCGATAACCGCCAAGGTTGTGCCGACAGGGGCATCAGCGCGACCCTCTCCTACAGCCATCTCTGCGGTTCCACCGACACGCTGCCCATACTGGCTGATGTTTTCGGTCAACTGCATCAATGCGCTGGATGGCTCCTTGTATGGCAACGGCATCACGGCTTGCTGAATTGGCATGCCCTGCGTGTCAATCTGTGCGCCACCGCCGGGAGGGACACGGAAGATGTTGCTGTTCTGACGGCCTGACGATTTGGCGTAAAGGAAGCCGGGAAAGTTGGCATACATCCCAGCGTCGAGCATCTCGCGCCAGCCAGCGGTCAGCGCGTTTGTCGTATTACCCAAGATATGAAGCAAACCAATATCATAGAACCCAAGGCCCGGCACAAAAGAGTATTTCACAAAGACCTTCTTGGCCTCTGGCAGTTCCTCGTCCATCTCGTCGTAGTTGCGGACGATGCTCAGGATTTTTTTGGAGGAGACGTCAATAGTGACACGATACGGGACTTCCAAGCCCGTATTCTCGCCAGCAATGGCGTGTTCAAAGCCACGGACGTCCAGTTCGCAATAACATTCGTAAATTTCGCGGTCGCGGTCTTCAGCAGATTTAACATCGAACTGGACTCCCTGTTGCGCGTTCTTCTCCTGCTGCACGGCATCAGGTTCGCGGGGGCTTGGTTGGCTCAACTCAACGTCACGATATGCGCCAATGATCTGCATGCGCTTAACCACAGACGGACGCATGAACAGGCGGTGCGTGATGCGCCGTGCGTTGTCCAGATCGGTCGCCTGATTGTTTACGATGAAATCGTCAGCGTCGATGCTTTCAGACACTGGGCGGTTACGCAGCGGGCAGAAATAAATCTTCTTAAACGCCGTGCCGCCAAAGCCAAGCATGAACAACATGCGGTCTGTGTCGGGGTAATACGCCTTGTCGGTTGCCGTCAGGTAGTGGTTCATGTCCTTTTCCAGACACTCAGCCATCTTGTCCTGCTCAGGGGTCTTGTTGTTGCTATCGTCGCGCACCTTTACGGGGCCATCTGTCGGCAACAGTTCCGAACGGGCGTTAGCTTGGAACCGTAGCACGGCTTCAAGCAGCAACGGGTGGCGGACCTTGCTCATTCCCTCAATCGGCGCACCGTCAGTGCCGCCAGTCGTTCCCGGCAGTTCGATCTTGAGTCCCAGCAAGCGCAGACCCTGTGCGCGGTCCTGTATCCACTCCTCGCGGCTGGACAGGTCTTCGGAAATGCCACGGATCAGGTCATCTGCAATGCGGGAGAGTTCGTTGTCATCAATTTCTTCGGCAAGATTGGTGAACCAGCCCCCGTTTTCCTTCTTGCCAGCTTCCTCAATTGGCTTGCCGTCCAAAGACACCGTAATTGACCCGTCCCCGTGGTCGATGCGAAGGATATTGCCCTTCTGGTCAAACTGTGGCTGGTCTCCCTTGCCGTCAGCGTCAGCAACAACGATTACATCCATACCGCCAGCAACTGGGGGCTGTGGGTTTTCGTCCACAAGGCGGATGTTTGGAACGAGGCCGGGGGTCATAGCCATAAGGTATCCCTCAATTCAGATTTCCCTCACTATAAGCGAAAGATCATCTGAAATCAAAGGCTATCGGTCCACACCTTTGAACCACCGCTTCACATCCCCGTGAAAATTCTTGCATGAGCGGGAGCAAGATGGCGAGTTCGGCATGTAGAATATGGTTATACGTTCATTGTGGCGGCATTTTATGCGGATGTGACCCGCTCTAGGCCTCTCCATCTCCTCAACGTCAATGCCAAGCGTATCAAATATGCTTAAAAATGCATGATACCGCTTCAAAATGATCATAAATCACTCCTTGTCAGGCAAAATTACAAATTTCTTGGCAATTTCCTGATAACCAGCGGCTGTCGGGTGGATTTTATCCCACTCCAACTTGTTTGGCGGTCTTTCCAACACGCCATCGTTGTATTTATCGGCTAGGTTACGCACGATCTGACCCGCAGGGCCGTGTGGAATGATCCAAATGAAGAACCTCCCATTACCGCCAAGGCGAACACGCAACGTCTCTAGCGTCATCATGGTGGTTCTGGCATCGCCATCATTGCTGCCAAGGCTTATGACCGTCACCTTAGCAGGGTCAATCCTTCGGTGCTGGCTGTTAAACTGTTCGCTGGTGATGCCAACCTTGGCAATTGAACTGCAATCACGGCGATAGGCGGCTGTGCCTACCGCAATGCTGTCTCCTATGATGAGGCAATCAAGCATTTGACCGCTCCTCAATGATCTCAACGTCTTCCCATACGTCCGAACCCTCGCGCTTGAACTCAAAACGGTGGCGTGTGACCTGCTCCTTCATCACGACATTCCCGTCCTGATCCTTCTCAGGCATGATGTCGATGATGTTGACGGCACGGATAGCAATGATCGGCTTGGTCATTCTGTTTCTCCTTTGTGTAATAGTTCGGCAATGCTGTCTTCCAGCCGCCTCTGGGATTCGGTCATGTCTATCTGCTTCTGCACATGGGCTGACAACAGGCGTTTGTATCTGGCCTTTGCCATTGTCATGCCAGCCATCGCTAAGTCCAGTTCTTCCCGCTCGTAAATGTCGGTCTGCTCATACAAACGGACCATCCTAAGCCACTGTTCGGCGGCAGTGATCACTTCATTTTCATCCATTTTGCAGTTCTCCGTGGATCAGGAAACACATTGTTGTTCAAGCATGCGCGTCTCACCTTGGTGTATGATACCTCCAAATGATTGGCTATTGCAGTATACGCCCAACCTGATCGGCGTAAAACAAAGAACACGCTTTCAAGTTCTTCGTTCTTCCTGTGGCTTGATATGTCGTTCTTCAAGCAAATCCTCCTCACAATCTCAGGCGATACACCAATATAGTCGGCTATTATTGCTATTGACTGGCCCTCCTCCCGCATTTTGCAAACAATTTTTTCGCGTTGCTTTAATTGTTCCGGCGTTGATCTTGTCCATGTTTTACCCGTCATAAGCAATTCCAAAACTATTCTCCATCACCCCACAATCGTTCGCACAATGCCCCAGCCATCCAGCCCAAACAAAACGTAATGACAAGGAAACAAATCATTCGACCGTCAAGCATTATTCTTCTTCCTTGGCAGCTTGTTTAATTGTCTCGCTCCATTCATCCAACTTGACAGCAACTGGTCCAAACTCTGGATGGGTTTCCACAAGGTCTGGCACAAACGATTTGAGCAAATTAAAGTAAAACGAATAAACGTGCCATTCTCCGCGACTAAAATCTCTTGTGTTTTCATGCCAAGACATCAATTCACCGTTGTTGCAGATTACATATAGTATTTGAATTAACTTAGAATTTGCGCTGTGCTGTCGATCAACTTGTTCATTCAGTGCATCTATTTGATCACGTTGTTCTATTATTTTACGCAAGAGCGACACTTCATCCATCATTGTTTTGTCCTCTGTCCCATTGATACGTTAGCTTGCAGTTTAATTTGTGGATTAGGCCATGTCCAACACTCGCCCGTGTCATCCGTAAAACACACCCAGAGCAGGTGGTGTTCCTGTCCGTAGTCAATCAGGAAGTGGGCCTTGGCTGGCCCCTTCGGTGTGTCCATTGGGATGGTGGGGTCAAGTTGGATGATCATTTGCCCTCTAGTGCTTCAAGCAATTCACGTTTCATTGATTCGTGGTTGGTTTTGGCATCACAATCTTTGATTGCCCACTGCAACTCTTCTCGCAACCGTTTAACCTCAGCGGCGGCCTTTTGAAAAGCGTCCCAATTCATTCTGTTTTGTTCCCGCAACCTTTTAATCTCGTCAGCGGCATCATTCATATCTTTAAGATCGGCCAAATCGTTTTCGTCGTAATTTAGCAACCGTTCAACAATGTCAGATTCCCTTACCATTTTTATGCTTTTAACAATTGGAAGATCATCAGTCATTTGAATCGTCCTTTTTTGTCATGGCGTGAAAGGCGTATTTCTCAGTGCTAACGGATATGCCAGTGTAGTTAACTGTTGATTGCATCAATTCTTTCAAATCGGCAACCTCGGCCCGCAACCGTTCAATCTCGTCAGCGGCTTCACGGTGCAGCGGGTCGCCTAAAAAAGCATAGGCATCTTCCAGTTTTGTAACAATATCCATCACTCAATCTCCATTGTAAATTTGAACTAACCGATCAATCATGCACTGCTTACCATCGACAAGAACATACCACTTTCCTCTTGTCTTATAGCCAGCAGTCCGATCTGAGCGTTCTTTATGGTGTGGCTTTTTACGCACAAGCTGATTGCCATCTCACAAAACTCAGGAGGAAGTAGATGACCAT